GACCCATGAGGATGCGTCCTCCTTGGATCGGGTGAAACCGATCCCTTTACCAGAGTCGTAAACCGCCGTAACCCAGCGATCCTCGACCATGACGACATAACGCGTCATTGCTCTCAAGTGACTACTGTGTAAGACTACAGCCTATGCGCTCCCGCTGTCGGTATATCACGAAACACAACTGAGTCTCATGCGTCAGTTTCTGACACTCTGCCCTCTTGCTTGGAGCGCATCCGCCCCTCAACCCGCCGCTTCACCGACTCGCGCCAAGCCGCCTCATCCGCTTCTTGGGCAGCCTTGTACTCGGACGATCTCAGCGCCAGTCCCGCGTAAACCAGCTCCCGCAAGTACGCCGTAACCTTTTTGCCTTCCTGGGACGCAAGATTCTCCGCCAGCTTGTAACGGTTGGGGTCAATCAGGAGCTGGCAGTAGTACTTGTTTCCGTGGTTCAGGGGCATGGCCTGCGGTCTAGTCTGCTACACAATAGCATACTGCGTCACAGTAGTCTCACCACCGCACATCGTCATCCACCCTCTTCCGCCAAGCATTAGCTTGCGCCACCCGCGCCCCACCCCTTTGCTTGGCACATCCCTTCCGTATATCCCGCGCCCACTCCAAAAAAGCCGCAGCCCTTTGCAAATCCGCCGTCTTCGCCGCACGAATCTCCCGCATCAACCACTCCATCACCAACTCTCTTCCCGTGCGGGCGCGACTCATGAGACACAATCTGAGACTCGCATGACCGACTGGGGCCGATGCTCAGGACAAAGCTCCAGTGCCTTCATCCGTGCGGTGAAAGCATCTGGAGCAACGATGAACAGATCGTGAGTACCGCCGTGACGCGTGTGCATCCGAACGCGGTACTCAAAATCTTCCTGGATCACTTGGCCTCTTGCCAGCTATCCCCGACCTTAGCTTCAGCAAGCGGTGGAATATCACCCAACCAACGAGCTTCAGCTTCCTCCATCACGGTTTGCAGCTGGAGCGCCCAGACATCTGCGTGTTCTTCGCGGACGAGCAAGATGATTTCGTCATGCACCACGCCGGCCAAACGCACCACGTCCTCCCCATCGGCGTGGAGTAAAGGCCACAATTTGCCGAGCGTAAGTTTGAGGACTGCAGCACCTGCCCCCTGAATGGGGCTGTTGCAGCGGGTGGTGAGTTTGTTGTGCTCACCCGGTAAAAACCGCCGCAAGCCCGAGATGCGTATGCGGATAGATGGATTGTCCTTAGCCGCATCAGCAGCGCGAGCATTCTGCTGCTGCCATTTGGAGATGCCTTTATATGCAGCATGGAACTTTTCCCGCACCTCCGCCGCCTCATCAAGATCCATCTGGATTCCGGTCGAAGCCGCATAGTTTCTGAGTCCTTTTGCGCCGCTTCCGTATAACAATCCGAAGTTTGCAGACTTAGCGATTTGCCGCTGTTCCTTCGTAACCTCATCTGGCTCTACCCCATAAATCTGCGTCGCCGTCATCGTATGAAGGTCCTGCCCCTGCTGGAACACCTCGGTCATTAAGGGATCCTGTGCTTCTGCCGCCGCAAGCCGCAGCTCCATCTGCCCATAGTCCGCAACAACCAGTTTCCAACCAGTCGGCGCCTGAACCGCAGCCCTAAACCGTGGATCCCTCGGTACCTGCTGCAAGTTCGGCGAAATACACGACATGCGCCCTGTATCAGCGCCAAGCTGCATATAACTGGCACGAATAAACCCATCCGCTGAATAGTTCTTCAACAAAGTTTCAGCCATCTGCCTACGCTTCTCTACTTTTTTCCACCGCAAATAGTCAGCAACAACTTTGTGGTCACCAACATATTCCTGAAGCGCAGATTTACTGGCACTCGGCTTACCGTTCTTCATGTCCATCGGCGGCTCACCAAGCAAAGCGGTGAACTTCTTGAGTAACTGCGCAGGACTGTTGAGGTTGAAAACATTCGGGTCTGGCTTCTTACCTTTTGGCCCCGGCTTCGTCTGGTACAGCAACTTCCCATCAAGCCCGCGGTGCAGCTTATGTTCCGGCGAAAGAGCAGCATCAAAGTCCTCGATAAACTGCTCGCCTACTTCAACGTTTTCAATATCTAAGTCTTCAATAAGTTGAATAAGCATTTCCTTATTAAAGGGAAGGCCCGTTCGCCATAATTGCGCCATCGCCGGAAGCGCCTTGCACTCCAGCTCCCAGGCTGGCATCAACACCCCGGTGGCCATCCGCTTCACGATGGGCTCCCACAGCTGAGTCAACACCACCACGTCTTTGGCCGCGTACTCAATCTGCTCCACGCGCAGATCCCCCGACCAATCGCTCTTCTGCTCTTCCTTGGATATGTCTTGGCCAAGGTAACGATGCACAACGTGCTGGAGCCCGTGCTTCAAGTTCGGCAGCCCATTCGTCAGGATCCGACTGGCCAACATCGAGCAAAAAACCTTTCCTTCCGGATAAATTTCATGTTCCTGAAGCCAGCCAAGATCAAAAACAGCATTGTGCGCCAGCCATTTCCGTGGAACGCTGCAGAACTCTTCGAGCGTGATCCAGTCTTCATCACTAAAGCTCCAGCAATCCAGCACTACCGGAGTCTTGCCGAAGGTGGCCAACTGCAAAAGCCGAAGACCACCGAACTTCGGCTGAAGCCCAGTGGTCTCAACATCAAACGCAACAAAACTTGCATCATCGAGCGTGGACAGATACTCGATGCCTTGGAGGATTTCCATGCCTGGTAGGGCGTGTACCCTACTACTCTAGCAGGCTGTCAACCTCCCTAGCGGAACAAAGCACAGCCGCCGCGAGTGTCCCACCCTCGGGAAACCCAAGCAAGCACCGCGCCTTCCAATGTATGCAGTTCTTGCATGGGCCGCCATCAGGCTGGGGCTTGTAACCCCGACGCAGCCGTTCCATCCGCTCCTCTTCCCGCCCAGCCGGACTGGTGCGATAGCACTTCATGCAAAGCACTGGGTTTGTGGTCTGCGTACCACAGCCTTGGCACGCCCTACTGTTGATCGTGATGGCCATTACTCATCAACTTGATAAAAAGAACATTGGATAGCAAAAGTCCCACCTGCCTCTGGAATATCCAAACCGCACCGCTTTTGCCACCAGTGCGCACAATCTTGGCAAGTGATTTTTGTGCTGCGAATCGTAGGCACAGCCCCTAAAGCTTTAACTTGCGCAGCTCGCCGTGGAAGTTCCGGCCACAAATCTTTGTACGACCGCCCTGTCCTGATCTGACTAACCGACTGGGGCACTACCCCCAAAAGCCGCGCCAGTGCAACGTTGTCACGCTTATCCGTAAGGACCAGCTTGACCTCTTCAGGCGTCAACTTCCTAGTCTCTAGCGGCTGGTTATCCGACTTGTGCGTTGGAACAACTTCCCGCTTGAGCTTCTTGTCGTAGTAAACATTCCACTTGTATCCGCAGCACTTACAGCGAAAGCGGTACGAGCGAATCGTCGACCCATTCCTCCAGTTGTACGTGTTTACAATTTTGCGAAAACTGTGAGTGCAGTAATTAGTCATTTCAGTGTTTTAAGAGTTTTGGTACGGCTCCGTGGCCAAAGTGTCGATCAAACGGTTCAAATACCAACGGGCTTTGCGAAAATCCTCGTAAGGATCTTTTTTAAGCCACGCCCGACTGACGTATTTAATGACCTGCCACTGCAGACCACCAACGACAGCATCTGGAGCGTGCTTTACCCAATCCTCAATTACGTCGATCACCTCGACGCTTCCAGCCGTGTAATGGCTGGGCTGATTCACTGGATCACTCATCCTTTAGAACCCTGAACGGCAGTGTCGCCTTGATAGCGACCAGTAACGGAATAACTTTTGCCGGGCAGCATTGACATCTTGTGGAACACAATCTGCGCGATGCGCATACCCGGCCACAACGGAACAGCGTGCATGGACCTAGCGTTTTGCAGTTCCAGTGTTAGCCGCCCCTTGTACCCAGGGTCGATGTACCCGGCGAGCAGATGCTCAATCCCTTCCCTGGCACGACTCGACTTCAGCGCCAGCTGCCCAGCAACGCAGTCAGGCAAATCGAACTCCTCGATCGTTTCGGCAAGCACGAACTCATGCGGCTGGAGCATGAACGGCTTTTCCTGCGTATGCCCAGCAATGCTGAAAGGAAGTAACGCAGGCACCTGCGGCATCTCTACCAACAGATTCTCACCGAGTCTCACATCGAGACTGGCCGGATTCACCAACTCTTGGAGAAACGGCGAGACCAAGCCCCGCCGCGCCAAGTTGTGAATTTCGTGATCACAGAGGATCATCAGTCAGCCACCACAACCGGAGTGGGCTGCTGGAGCGTCACGTGCTTCCAAGTCTTGTTCCACTTGATGCAGTTGATCGTGGTGACGTGAACGCCAAACTCACGAGCAATTTTTGCGACAGACTTCGCGCCATCAGCGAGTTGGCGCTTAATTTCCAACACCTTGGGCTCCGTCAACACCGCGTGCCCACGCTTGCCCTTGCGGCTGGACTTACGAGTCTTACTTTGAGACTGGGCTTTTTGTACGGACGTTGCCCGGACAATTTTCTCACCAGCAGGCAGGGGAATGGTCTGTTTGGGCTTGGTCAGATCCAGCTGCACGTGCTGGGACGTCTCCAATGCAAAGCGTGCTGCTTCAAGTGCTTTAGAGATCTGATCGAACTGGGATTCAGAGAGGACGTACATGCTCATGGGTAAGAACGTGTGCAGTGTAGTAGGGGATGGTCAGTTTTGAAGCTCCAGCTTGATGGCAGCCTGGAAATAGCCCGCCACCTTCAGACGGCGGTAGACAGAACCGCCCTCCTCGCTTTGCTTGTTCTCGATGGCGTCGTAATCACGACGAGCTTCCTCCAGGGAAGCCATGGTCTCGATATTGAGCATGTTCAGCTCGCTATCGGACAGCTCGGACAACTTATCGAGGTAGACCGTCTTACCACCCAGCAGATAGGAACGGTAGAAGGGCACCATTGAAGTTTCAGTCATTCGTGTTGGATCGAGTTCAGCCGAAGTAAGCGCGGCGGCGCTCTTCGACCCAGGCATCGTACTCAGCTGGAGTGGCAAACCTGTGCTTAAACACGTCCGGCACCTGCGTCGATGGCTTGCGTGGAGCACTGCGCAGCTCCCGCAAGTCGTTGTCGTTGTCGTTGTAGCCCCGCGATTGGCGGTAGTAGTCGGCGTACCAGTCAGTCATGCGAAGTAGTTGGGATCTTGCTGGCGTATCCGGGTGAGATCCGTGAGTCTCAACTTGAGAATCTCGTGGATCGCCAGCTGTGCGAGTCGAGTGGAGTTGATGGTGTCGCTGGTGGCGAACACGTAGATGAGGTGGCGGTAAAGCTGGGTCAAGGTGCGAACCCGGACCCAGTGCGTATCCCCCGGTATGGGCTCTAGACCCACTTCCCAGTCGTCATAGTCGTCCTGGTTACGCAGGTCACGAGCTTCAGACGTCCCAATCAGACGTGTCGAGTGGAGTCCAGTCGTCGACCCGATCTGTGAGCATGGCCCTGAGTTCGGCATCTGTAGCTGGAATCAAGTCTTCATCTGAAAAGTAGAGGGTGCCTCGGCACAAGGCAGGCCCCCACTCCGCTGGCTCGAAGGCGGTCTGCGCATAGCGCACCACCATGTCGTCAACAACGGCATCGACCACAAGATGGTCGCCTTCAAATCGCAGCTCCTCAATGCTTTGTACCTGGCTCACTTGACCTCCTGTGCAGTTTCATCGGGAAGCAGGGAATCCATCCACTGGTCCCAAGACATTTTGAGGAATTGCTCCAGCTCAACCAGCTTTTCGACCTGCTTCTCCTCGTAGTTGGTGTTCAGACCAAAGCCCTTGTAGCGGGTGATCTGCAACTGGAGCGAGTGCTTGGCCCAGCCCACGGCGTAGTACCACGGACTGAGATCGGTGTTGGAAATCTTGGCTTGAAATGGCTCGTGCATTGTTAATCAGTAATGGAGGGCTCGCCTTGGCGGGCTTGCCCTTAGTGTTGCACACAAGCCGCCCAACCGCAAGGGCAGCCTGTTGCTTTTCTTCACATTCGCAGAGGTGGGATGGGGTGGCTACGCTTTTGGCCCTAGACCTTTTTTGAGGGATCTAGGCGGTCCAGTAGCAGCCGGCTGCGGGAAACAAGGTGGACACCGCGTGAGGACCCACCACCGGCTACCTATTTGCCGTAGCGCGCCAGCACAGCACGAAGCCCCGCTGCCTGCGCATACGGCCCTTGGCGGATCGGGTGGGCAAAGTACGCCTCCCGATAGACCTTGCACAGCTCAAAGTCGCTGGGACCGTCTTGCTCGTCGGCCTCTAGCTCTACCGCACCCTCAGGCGGCAGGACTGTTTCCCCGAAATCCGGAACGCGATCAGTCATCGAGCTGTTCCAGTGCGCGGCGGATTTGAGACAGGTCGGTTCCAAGGCCGTGCATGGCTAGGTCTGCATTGAGCACGTCTAACTGCAACAGCGCCTGCTCCTTCAGACTCGGCGGCTTGGGGCGGCGTGCGTCTTGGAGGCTGAGGCCCCAGTCAGGACGATTTTGATTTTTGTGGTTTAACCACTGCAAGCACGCCTCAAGCTCCTGATCAGCGCCCCATTGGGCGGCGTGTTCTATCAGCCGAAGCGTGATGGGGTGAAGGGGAACGTCGAAGCCTAAACCGTCATCGCCGTAGATTTCGTTGACCCACCTAGCAGCAAGTTTGGGAGGTGGGGTGATGGGATGCTCTTGTGTCATTACATAAAAGTTTTTATGTTAGGTACGAAAGCTAGTCGTACCAGTGGATTTGGGGTGAGGGGCGTACAAAGGTTTATGGGCGAGTCGCGTTTAATGCAGCCCCGACCGAGCTGCACCCCTCGGGTCGTGCCGGAATCGAACCGACTGTCTGAAGCGTTGTCCGCCTGTCCTTACCAATGGACTACCGACCCAGCCCGATGCTAGGCAGAGCGGGAACTTTTCTATTGTTGCACACCTAAGGCTTCTGGCTCGTACTGCGTGAGCACGCAGACGTCAGCGCCTTGGCGAAGTGCAGTCCCAACGATGTAGTGGAACTGTTTCGGGGCGTCATCCGACTCCTCGATCTGGTACTCCTCCACCTCGTAAGCCACGCCTTTGCGGTACCAGGAGACCCGGACCACGGCGAGCAGCTCGTAGGGAATGTCGCCGACGGTGTACCCCAGGGTGGGCTTCCTGGGGCGCTTCGGCTGGGGCGGTTCCGGCTTCACGGGATCTCTCCAAAACACCCACGCGGCAAACCGCATGAGCCCTAGGAAAAAGTTAGGCGGGGTGAAATGTCCCATCAGTCCCACAGCCGTGCGGCTTCCTCCATCAGGGTGCTCAGTTCCGCCTCCGAACGCTCTTCGCGCGTGAAGATCGACCCGGAATCTTGTCCGGTTTCGTCAGAAGCATTGCGCGGCAAGGAAACTGGCACGGACAACACCTCAATTTTGTCCGGTTCTGTCCGTGTTTGTCCGGTTTCGCCTTCTAAAGCCTCTTCCGAGGCCAAAACCCGGACAATTTTGGACTTGTCCGGATTTGTCCGAGTGCCAGATCCAGCGCCAGTACTGGTGTTTTCCGGTTTTAGGACAACATTGTCCACACCCCCCGCGCGTGCGAGTACAGCTTCGTACTGCTTGGAACGGCCTTGACCACTGGAGCGAACCAGCCCCTTGTCTTCCAAGCGCTCTAGCGCCTTGCGGATCGCCTCGACCTTTCCGCCGCACAAGGGATCGGCGTTTAGTTGAGTACGCAATAGCGGTTTAGCGCTTTCCCGCAGCCGCGCCAGCACTCGATCCACTACCGATGCGGGTTGGCTCTGGTCCTCGGGCGTTTCGACGTCAGCCAAGCTGAAGGTCAGGTCGTCCTGCTGGGTCAGCTTGAGCTGCTTGCCTTCGTTGCCCTCACGGCTCTTGGTGATGGTGATAAGCCTGGAACCAGCACCGATGTACTCCAGCTCTTTTTTCTCGGGCCTGCGGATGGCCATTGAAATGTCCACAGCGTCTTCCAATGCCGTGGTTCCCCGGAAACCACCTTCCTTGTTGGCGTGGTGAATAAACACGATGGTGGTGGCTGGGAAGCTCTCGCCGTTTTCAGAGCTGTACCAGTACATCGGTTCTGCGTACTCAGCTTTGTTTTGGTCGTAGGCACAGCCGCGCATACAGGCGGTCACTGAATCCCAAACAACAAGTTTTGGCTGGTGTTTTTCCAATGCCTTGATAAACCAGTCGTACCAAAGCATCGAAACCTTGTTCTCGATCCTCACCGGATCGTCGGCCACAAAATCAAGATCCTCAAACTGCTTGCGGATCCGGCGGCTGTTTTGATCACCGTTAAGCCACAGCACGCTGCCCTGTTCAACCGGCACATCAGCCCCGCGAACACTGAATGGCGTACCTCGGGCAATGTGCTTGGCAATGGTCAGGGCAGCCATCGTCTTACCGCAACCACCACGGCCATGAAGCAGCAAAGTGCCCGGCTTAGGCAGTAATTCGGGAATCAAGTATTCGATGGGCGACACATCCGCTTCCAAAAGTTCACGCAAACTGCCACCTTGTGCCCCACGTTTGAACTCACGGTGGGCAATAAGCAACCGCGAAACAGCACTGGAATCCCTATAACGGGCCTCCATCGCAATTTCGTGGAGCGTGTGCTGGATCTCCGAAGGATCCTCCAGCAACATCGCTTTTTCAGCGCGAGCAATGATCTCCTTGTGGGACAAGCCCACAGAAATAAACCGCTGAACGCGATCCTGCTCCGCTTCCGAAACAACCTTCCGCAAATCCTCCGACAACCACAGTCGGCCCGGCATCTGCTGGTCCGCCATCCAAAAGAGCGTCCCAAGGCTGACCGGCCCTTTGCGAAACGATTTCCAGACCTCCTCGCAAGGATTGCCGTCTGCCCAATCCTGTGAAAATTCAGGGTCTTCCGCCGACCACGCCGACCAAAGCGTCAAACCAAGGTCAGTCGGCAACTCCGAGTGGATCGCCATCCCCACCTTGACCCAGTGATCCCGGCTGCCATTGCCCTGCCCCGGAATCACCTTCAAGGCCGACTGGATGATCTCAGCCACCTCAGCTGGGTCCCGATCCGAGAAATCCAGCGCCTTGCGGTTTTTGATGAAGCCGCCGTCTTGGATCTCCTTACCGGCGTGATCCCGCATCTCCGCCAACAACCATTCAGGAGCGTCAGGAATCGCCTCCAGGTCGCCTTCAAAGCCGTATTGCCCTTCTGGTGCCTTCCCATCACTGGAGCCCGGATAAGCCCCGTAGATGACGCCCTGACGGCCCCAGAGCACCTCGTACCCAGCGCCGGTATCCGACAGCCCAAAACCCTTCACCGAGCCCCACAGGGCCTCAGGAACGCGGAACAGGTACTTCGCCGCATTCGCCTTAGTCGACGTAACGACTGGAGCACCCTCCAGCGACTCACCCCACTTTTTCTTGAGACGGCTGAGATTGCGATCCACATCGAGAATCACGAGTCCCATGCTGCGACCGCCTGTAAAGACGCCCACCGCCTGGAACACATCCGGCTTCCGCTCGATCTGGAGCGCCACATCCGAAGGCGCCATCACCTGATGGTGACTGCGCTCCAACGGCGTTTTGCCCTTCGAGATTTTCCCGGACTGGATCGCCTGATCCTTGGCGTAGATCGGCGCATACGCCATCCCCACAGGCAGCTGGCGCACAAAAGCCAGCAGATCCTGCGTCTTACTTTGCGACATGTTAGAGTCTCACATGAGAATGGAATCCACGGCCCCGCAGCTCCCGCTGTAGGGCCGTTTTTTCATGGTAGCCAAGGGGTCAAGCAGGTGTTACTGTGTAAGGCGTTGGCACTCCTGCCGACCACACCAAACACCTAGACCATGGCA